AGGCACTCTTAGCCATATTTCACGGCAAGTTGATAAGATTTAAAATTGGTCAAACCTTTAATATCATCACCTCGCTGATTTGTAGTCCCTAGAGTTCCAGTAGTAGCGTTAACATACTTAACATAGTTAGCGATACTTTGATTTGAGGGAATTGCGTACTTTTCGTACTTTAACCACCATTTAACGAACTCTTCGAATAGTGGATGATTCCTGCAGTTTTCCAAAATGCTAAGACTGCGTATAGCAAAATAAGATTTGCCGTCCATATCGAAAGACTCAAAGTCCGAAAATCTTTCTGGGTATACTAATCTTCCTAAAGCTCTGAAAGTAGGGTATACACCTCTGATTTCACCATCTATCATATAATCTGGATGATAAAGGTTTTGTAAGTAAAGAAAATACCCGCTTGCTGTCACGGTTTTATCTTTGTTCAGTTCCATTCCACAATCATCGTAACGTTGGAATAGTAAATCTGGATTACTAGTAGCAGCGGCAAAATCGTCACCTAGATATTGTGAAAGCTCAATAGCTACACCACAAACCTTTCTGTTACCCACGCTCCCAACTAAATTAGTGAATTGTGAACCTGAAGGTATACCATGACCACCTGAATAAACACCATCTGGCAGTAGAATGCGTTTATATCCGAAACGGAATTTTATAGTATCGAATTTGTCATGATATGCTGAATTAATTAAGTATTTCATTTCGTCGAAACTTTTGTCCTGCAGTGGGATTCCAAAACTAGCGTCGAAACTAGAAATATCGCCTGAAACTGTAAACAAATTTAATCTATTGGCATCATAAATTAATTTTGTCATGGCTGCGTCCACCTCGCTAGGTCCTCTCATGGCGGCGTAACATGGAAGTTTCCTATAGTAATTAAATAGTGGTTGAAAGAATGTAGATTCAACTACGATGTCTGACTTTGGAAAACCATTAACAATACGTGTTTTCCCATTCTCCTGAGTCCTTACGAAAGGTACAGTTGGTAAATCTTTATCATAGTCACTATATAAATCACTTTTCAATTCATTTAGAATTTTACTAGTTCTCATCAGATATGGTAGGCCTGAATTAGTATTCTTCTTAATCATCTTGAAAGCCTTATCGTCGCCAATTGGGCGAAGTATGCCTCTATCTCTACTAATAGGGGGTGTGCTTGATATGTGCTCACAAGTATGATCTGAATTGCTATAAGTTGAGAGAAATGAATCACGCACTTCGGAAAATGGTTTAGCGATTGATCGTGGACCATACTTTTCTGACTGTGCGGATTCAATTTCAATCAAAACATTATTCATGCGATTAGAATTCTTATCAAAGATCCGTTTCCAAGATTCGAATAATTCATCAGGCCCAACCCTCTTACCAATGGGTGTGATTAAAACCGTAGAATCACCTGCTTCTAATCGTGATAGGATTATGGAAAGCCGCAACTCTTCATCTTTTGTTAAATCGTCAGTAACACTTGAGAGAGGTTGTATTTGCATATCTCCTTTGGCATTATAATGTTATGTTTATTACATTTCTTCCTTTTCTACTTTATTCTTATTACCTCGAGAATATCGGGATTTATTTCCCTTCGAAGAATTTGAATTCCACTTAGATGAAGCAGGTGCATCTTTAAGATCTTGAATATATAAATCAAGCCATTTAAAACAAGCTTGTCGAATAACATCGATAGATTGTAATTTAATTAAAGCACAGCCATGCTTCTGGTGAGAGTGAGTAGTGATACTTGCCACCGTAGTGCTATACGTATTTAAAGCTAACGATTGGTATCGAGAAAGAAGTGATACATCTACAAAACCTTCAGAACCAGGGGTACTTCCATCATAAATCAAACAAGTTGTATGACAACTATGGGCAACACTATCCTGTATAATATAGTTACTAAAGGCAAACATTTCACCACCAAAAGGTTGAATAATGTTAGATGTAAAGAAACCGGGACCGACTTTCTCTTGCGAACCATCAATATAATGAATTGATTGCATTGCTTGAGACCATCCTTTCGGAGCGTCAGTTTGAGAGTTCCAAATAATTGAAGCATCCACATTGTGACCAATACTTGGTAGAACACGAGTTACATAACCAGAAGATGTTTTACCAGTAGTTTTGTAATATCCATTACACCACATATTGCTAAAATTCATATCGACTTCGGGTGACGATGTATATTCGTAAAGTTCTAAGTTAGTCCAATCTGGGAATGCAGCACCTAAAACATCAAAGAGATCGCGAACTTCAAGTAAATTCTTAGTGGCCGAAGTAATCGACCCGTAAGTAACACCATCAGAACCAACAACAGTACCCATCTGCTTAAACACAGTAGTAGTTGAAGCAGCGAAATTCCAAGGCATAAACTTAATCAGCGGTGAACCAGGCACATGAGATTGTTTAAAGTTACCCATAATGTAAAAGGCCCATTTATGAATAAATGGTGGGATTACGCTTTTCTCAATAGCCTTCTTAAGAATAATTAAATTATCCTTCTCGGTTGGAGAGAGACTATCAGCTAAGACCTCCATAGCCGTATTCTTGTTGCGAGAGTCACTCGTATAAGCAAGAACAGACATCCAGAAATAGTAAGTACACACAGCTTGTAAACAGTTGTTTATGTATTGACGTATTCTAGTTGGAGTAAATAAACCGATAACGCCAGAACTGAAAGTAATTCTCTCGGCAATTGCCCTTTGATAAGCTTGACAAATGGGACCAAGAAAATAGTTTTCTAAAGCAGTATCTCCATGCATATCCGTATTATTAAGGATAAGGCCAGGAGTACCACATTTAACTAACAGTGGTGTGTTAGCTTCAGCACCATCAAGAAAGTATTTGTCGGCACCAATAAAATTAATATCAGCATCGAAAGATACATTAATGGGCTTATTCTTAAGTGATAAACCGGTAGGGTTCCAGCTAGAGCCACCCTTGTAACCAGCTTCTGACGTACCACCATCACCACCACCTTCGTCTACGCTTTCGGCGAAGTTTTGGAAAATTCTAGACGCAGTACGTTGAGCGTTAGCTCGAATCTCGTCTTTCAGCTTTTCACCAGCTGCTTTAACAAATGAATCTTGATTCGCTGCAGAAATACCGATTTGACTAAGTAAACCACGAGCAGTAGCTAGAGTTGCGGGTATTCTGCCAGGAGGCATAACAAACCCAAGTTTACGTCTTGTCTCATCATCAGTACCTACTAAATCAAGCCATTCCTGGTAGGTTGGAAGAAGACTTGAACTGATGTTCTTATTCTTGCAGACTTGAATGAAAGCATCGTAACCATTAGGATCCCGTAGCATTTCAGGGATTAATTGTTCTTCGATAGGCTTTTCTATTTCTGAATCAGTCATAAATGTATGAAAGGTAAGTTGACCAGGGTGAAGATCAGAAGATACTCCAATGAGTCATTGGACTTAAGAGATACAGTTCACCAATGTTCTTAAAATTTCTTATTTAA